CAACCTCAATTTGCGGATGAAAAAGCAATCAACCCATTTGATTTTTGGAAAGGTGCAAACTTTAAACTAAAAATTAGAAAAGTTGATGGTTATTGGAACTATGACAAGTCTGAATTTGAAGGAGTTACGCCAGTAGCAACCGAAGACACTGCTATTAAAGCAATATGGGCGAAACAATATCCTTTAAAAGCTTTTGTGGACCCTAGTAATTTTAAAACCTATGACGAACTCAAAGAGAAACTGAATAGGATAATTATGGGAACACGAAACACCGAAACTGTTGAAACTGTAGACCTCCCACAACAGACCAACGGTAAAGTGAAAAAAGTTGATGTAAGTCACTCTAAACCTGCTAGTGAGGAAGACGATACGTTGTCTTATTTTAGTAAATTGGCAAACGAAGAGTAGACCTTTCTCTCTCAAAAATACGTTAAACTTTAAGGGCACCTAGTAATAGGTGCCCTTTTTTCATTATAAATATACATATGGTAAATATATTCCAACCCATAGTGGACAAACAAAAGGGGGCGTTAAAGGCAGCGTCTTGGTATAGAAATGCTATAAGCACTATTGCTGGTAAGGCAGGAGCACGTACTCTTATGAGAAGTGGTAAATTGAACAATAGACCTAGTGCAGGTCGTTTGAATTTCTACTTTTATGACCCTAAAGGCAAAAAGACATTGCCATATTACGATATATTTCCATTAGTGTTGCCTATAGATACATTTAGAGGTGGATTTGTAGGATTGAATTTTCATTATTTACCATATGGGGTGAGATTTAAATTATTACAAGAGTTACAAAGATATGCTAGTAATACAGATTTTGACCGTACTACAGTAATAAATGCGTCATATAATACACTTAAAAATATAAGTATGATTAAACCAACGATTAAGAAATATTTGTGGAAACATATTAGGTCAAGCTTTTTAAGAATAGACGCTGATGAAATGGCAATTGCAGTTTATCTACCTGTACAACAATTTAGAAAAGCAACAACACAAAGAGTGTTTGCTGATAGTAGGAGAAATATCTGATAAAAAATGGCAAAGAGAACATTATGGAGAGTTATGATAGTTAAGTTAAGAATGTGGTATGCTGATGTAAGAGGACACCACGGACATAGATGGAACTACGAACCTTCCCAACATTATTTTGGAAGACACCCGAAGAATAGGAAATAGAAATGGCAATATTCAGAGCAGGTAAACGTATCGGTAATATGGATATCCGAATAGGACTTCCAAGAGATAAATCATTGGTTAACGTTGAAGGCGACCCTAGAATAACAAAACAAAGACCAGGTGGTAATGTAAGTACATCTATTGGTAGGTTTATGTCAGAAATAAACAAGGGTGAAGGTGTTGCTAAAGCCAATAGATTTTTAATTAGATTATATCCACCTGTAGGAAAATTATCAACATCGGATAGAAAAGGTGCTACAGCAGGAACAGGACCAAATTCTTTAGAAACAAATGATATGATAACCAATGTGAACTTGATGTGTGTTGAGGTTACTTTTCCACAACGTAACATTTTATCTACAAACTTTGCACCATATGGACCTGGTAGAAAAATGCCTTATGCATATAATTACGGTCCTGCTACTATACAAGCTTCGTTTATGGCAGATAAGTTTTTAAGACAAAGAGCATTTTTTGAAAACTGGCAAAATAAAATATATGATAAAAATACTCATAATTTGAATTATTATGATGATTATGTAGGTACTATGGACATTTATCAATTGGGACAGTATAGAGAATCAAAATCTGAACATCCAAATGATAATCATAGAATTACTTATGCAGTAAGATTGCACGAAGTATATCCTGATAATGTTGGAGAGATACCATTAGTGTCATTAGCAGAAGAACAAATGCCTATGCCAGTACCTATAACTTTTTCATATAGAACTTGGGATAATTTAACATTAGAACAAGTTGCTAAAGCAGAACTAGGTAAGGCTGTACCTGATATGCCAAATATTAAACCTAGTAAGAGATATGGAATATTTGGTGGCATATTAGCAAAATTACCACCAGAAATTAAACGTGCAGGAAAACAAGTAATTGAGAAAATCAAAAGAGATTTCCCAATTGGTAAAACGACAGGAGGAAGAGTATTTCCACCTTTCTTTTAATATAATATAATAATAAGGAGAATAGATTATGGCATTGCCTATAATAGAAACAGCGACTTATGAATTGACATTACCATCCAAAGATGTTAAGATTAAGTACAGACCATTTCTTGTAAAAGAAGAAAAGGTTTTATTACAAGCACTAGAAACAGGTGAGAATATTCAGCTAGTTAGTGCTTTGAAACAAATTTGTCACGCTTGTACCTTTGGATCAGTTAACATAGACGAGTTACCTACATTTGATTTAGAATATATATTTTTACAAATAAGGGCGAAGTCAGTTGGAGAAATAGTAACACTTAAATTATTATGTCCAGATGACAATAAAACTTATGCTGAAGTAGAAGTAGATTTATCTAAAGTAGAAGTACACGTAGATGAGGACCATTCTAATAAGATTGTGATTGATGAAAATAAAAAGATTGGGTTGATTATGAGTTATCCTACAATTAATTCAGTTGATCCATCAATTGATGTAAAGGGTATGAAGACAAAACAAATGTTTGATTTATTAGTAAATTCAATACATCAAATTTATGAAGGTGAAAAAATGCATTCACCTGCAGATTACAGTAAAGAAGATTTAAACAAGTTTGTTGAGAGTTTAGATTCAAAGGCATTTAAAAGTGTTAATAAATTTTTTGATACTATGCCTAAATTGAAACAAGAGGTAGAACTAGAAAATCCGAAGACAAAGGTCAAGAGTAAAAGGACTCTTTCAGGGTTACAGGATTTTTTCGTATCGCCCTCTCTCACGAATCGCTAGAGAATTTCTATCAAGTGAATTTTGCATTAATGCAACATCATAAATATTCACTGACTGAACTTGAAAATATGCTACCTTGGGAGAGGGAAATATATGTGAATTTACTAACTCAACATATCAAAGAAGAAAATGATAGGGTTAGAGCTAGAAACCAACAGAATAAATAGGACTATATGGCTGACGATTTAATTAAAGTAAAAAAGACAACCGAAGAGTATGAACTAAAGAAAAGCGACCTTGTTCCAGATGAAGGTGAGGACGCTCCTACTTGGTATAATAAGACAGCAGGTCTATTAGACAAGTTTAGAGTCATACCTAGAATGGTAATGTTGTCATACATTTATGCATTTTATAAATCAGTAACTTGGTTTATGCAATTACCAGACCCAACGAATTCACAAGCAATGTTTATATCCACTATTGTGGGTGCTGGCGCTGCCTTCTTTGGATTATATGTTGGCAAACCAGGTGCGAAATTACCTAAAAATAAGAAATAAGGAGATTTATGAAGATATCAGATAACACAGCAATTTCAATGCCAATGAGAAACCTTTTATCCATATTGGCTGCTGTCGGTATTGGAGTGTGGGCGTATTTTGGGGTGATTGAGCGATTAAATAATTTAGAAACTAAATCTACTCTTGCAGAAAAAGATTTAACTAGTGAAGTGTCAAGAATTGATAAAGATATAGATTCTTTAATTACAGGTGATATTGCACAAAATAATGAATTTAGGATCAAATGGCCAAGGGGAGATTTAGGTTCTCCGCCTGCTGATTCTGAGCAATTTATGCTTATAGAATTTTTGTCAGGACAAGTGGAGTCCTTACAACTACAATTAAAGGGTATGATGAACAACCAAGTAAATATTGAAAGATTACAGACCGATATGGAAAAGGCTTTACAGGATATAGAAAAATTAAAGGACAAAATTAGGGACCAGAAAAATGGAAATAACGGAGGTACACATTAAATGGATGCTGCTACACTAGTCACTATTATAACAATGTTCATTGTAACCGATACTTCAAGCGAATTTATTAAGTATGATGGTTTAATGGATTGTTTGAAAGATAAAAGAAAGATAGAAAAGTTACACGATGGACGTAGAGTAATATGTGGACCATCAATGGCTGAAATAGATAAAGATGGTAATATTATTAGTATTAAAAATAAAATGCCTGACCAATCTGGTAGTTTAAAATTAGGTGGTACGGCGAAGTCTTTAACAGAAAAGAAGAAAAAGAAAAAAATAAAGGTATTAACACAGGATTAATCATATGAAAAAATTATTAATGTTATTGATTGCAACATTTTTTTTAGTAAGTTGTGCTCCAACAAAGAGTTTTAAAGTAGAAAGAGAATTAGGTCTACTTGATGTTGTAAAAGATAGAGGTTACGTTGTATGTGGAGTTAATGCAGGTTTACCTGGTTTCTCCGCTAAAGATGAAGAAGGAAATTGGAGTGGTT